TAGCAAAACTGTAAAGTCTAAAGTAAAGAAAGAAGTTAAAGAGCTAAGGAAGATTTTAAAGAAAGGAGACATAACTAGGTCTGAATTCAACGCAGAACTTAAATCATTAAAAAAGTTCCTTAAATAAATAACAAATTATTAAAAGGATAAAAAAAAACAATGGTACTAATAAAAGATAAAACAATTATGAGACCACCAAAAGGCATGAAACCTACAAGGTTTAGATTCAGAGATAATATTCGCCTTGGATTTAGAAACAACCGAGTTGTTGAAATTACTAAATTCAAAGAAGTGAAACGTATGAGGAGGAAGAAGAAATAAATGGCAAGATTAGGAAGACCAAAGGGAAGTAAAACTAGAAGGACTACTAGGAGAACTGCAAGAAGGACAGCAAGAAGAACTACAAGAAGAGTTTTAAGAAGAAAGAAAAAATAAATAGTTCATTACCTAAATTTTTATAAAGTTTGAATTTATAGAAAAGCATGAAAAACATCTTCTCTAATAAATTTTTTATTATTTTTGTTAGTATTTTAATTATTTCTGGAGGTGTTTTAGCGTTTTTTGTTTTTGATTATAATAAATCAATAGATTTTCAGGTTATTGGTGCAAAAGGTAATTTAACTGTTACATTAGATTTAGCAGATCAAGCTTTTAATGTAAGTGAAAATTTATCATTAACACAAGATCTTATAATATTAAATCAAAATGGAGCTGCAACTATGTTTTATTTACTTAATACAAATCTAACAGGTGTAGCACCTGGTTGTGATCCTACAGGAGATATTTCATTTGAATTAAACAAAGGTGGTGAAATATTAAATGGAACAAATTTCATAATGAGTCCTGGATTTAATAACTTTAATTTTACAATAAGTGCAGTTAACAATAGAATATGTCCACAAAATATAACTGCTACATTAGATTTCTCTGAACAATAAAAAAAGATAGAATTTATATATTCTGAAGCCTTTGAATAATAATCACCTCTTTTTGCCCAGGAGACGCCCTTTCTCTATTAGAGTTAGGGATTCTCCCAGGGTTTCATTTTAAAGGGGTTACTATGATTTAAGTAGTGAATAAATTGATGGTTGTACTATGGATCATAAATCATTAACTCAATATGTTGGAAAGACAGTGAAATTAATTCTAAGAAATGGATTTTGGTATAAAGCAAAAATAACTAATGTTTCTGAAGAAGCAATTGATTTTATTGAATTAAAAGGAAATCATGTTTCTGTTCATCCTTCAATGATCATGATGATTGAGGAGGTGGGGGAATGATAAAATCTTGTGAGATATGTTGGAACACTTATGATATTGAAAAAAGTGGGGCTAATGAATTTTATTGTCCTAAATGTAATGGATTTGTAATGAGGGTTGAAAATGGTTTGGATTAAAGAAAAAAAAGATATTTTCACAAAAGAAGAACCAGAAGAAAAACCAAAGAGAAAATATAAGAAAAAAGAGAAAGTAGAAGAAATTGAAGAAAAAGTATCTAATATTTCAGAAGAAGAACTAAAAAGTGTATTAAAACCAATTCTTAAAAAAATAATCATTATTTTAAAGAAATATATGGATCTTAAAGAAGATCATTATTTATTAATAGGAACTTGGATTATTGGAACACATTTTCATCAATCATTTAGAAGTTATCCTTATTTGTTTTTTAATGCTATGAAAGGTTCAGGAAAATCAAGAATACTTAATTTGATAACAATGCTAAGTAAACAAGGAATTGTATTGAATTCTTTAACTGAAGCAGTATTATTTAGAACAAAGGGGACTCTTGGAATAGATGAGTTTGAAAGTGTTGGAAAGAAAGGAAATGAAAATTTAAGGGAATTATTAAATTCTGCTTACAAAAAGACAGGAAAAGTGTTTAGAATGAAAAAAGTTAGTGGAAAAGATGGTGAAAGTCAAGAAGTTGAAGAGTTTGAAGTCTACCGTCCAATCATTATGGCTAACATTTGGGGGATGGATGAAACTCTTGGAGATCGGTGTATTGAGCTAATTTTAGAGAAATCTGTAAATAAAAAAGTGGTAAAATTAATTGAAGATTTTGAAGACAACTCCCAAATCACGGGAGTTGTAGATGCCATCTCAAAGGGGATTGGGAGTTACGGGAGTTTTAAGTTCATGTTAGAAGTACAGCAAAATTGGAATAATTACATTGAGAGTATCAGTAGTCCCAACATACCTAACACACCCTTTACCCCCACAACTCCCACAACTCCCGTGAATAATATGTATAATAATAATAATATATATATATATAATAAGATAAATAATACTGAGTTACTAGGTAGAGATTTAGAATTATTCTTCCCTTTGTTTTTAATTAGTGATTTATGCGGAAATTTGGATAAAATGTTAGAAATTTCAACAAAAATTGTAAAAGAAAGAAAAGAAAAGGATGTGTATGAAAGTTTTGATGTTCAGGTGTATGATTTTGTTGCACAACATAAAGAAATAGGATTTTTAAGAATAAGTGAATTAACATCACAATTTAGAGATTTTGCTGGAATCCAGGAAAAACAAGAAAATTGGATTAATTCAAGATGGCTTGGAAAGTCTCTAAAAAGATTATTATTAATAAAAGATAAGAAAAAAAGTAGTGGAATGATGGTTGTTTTGAATATTGAAAAGGCACAAGAGAAAATTAAGATATTTAAAGAACCAGAAGAAGATGACTCCATAGAGGAAATAGTAACAGAGGTGTTCAAATGAAAAGATCAGAAATGAAAAAGCTAGGTAGACCTTGTGATAGGTGTGAAAAAAGGTTTGTTCCTAATGGAAAAAGAACTAAAATTTGTGATAATTGTATAAGGAGAAATTTTAAATGGAGGAAAAAGTTAAAAGATGAAGAAAAAACTATCCAAACACAAGAATAGTCTTTTTTCGCGAATTAAGACATCTGGAGAACAAAAAAAGGTAAATATGAACAAATATGCTATAGTTGATTCTAAAGGAAAAATTATAGAGAAATTCAGAAATAAAATTACAGCTAAAACATTAATAGTTAATTTAAAACGTGAGTATTATGAAGAACTTAAAATTGTGAAATTAGAATGAAAAATGAAGAAAAAAAAGAAATCAAATACTTCAGTATGTTTACAGGAGTCGGAGGATTCGAACTTGGGTTCTCAAATATATCAAAGACCAAGAGGAACAAATTTAGGGGGGATGAAAAAGATTCCAGGAGCATTGAGTCAATCAAGTTGGCAAGACAACAATTTACTTGTGTTGGATTCTCTGAAATTGACAAATACGCAAGTGAACTCCTTAAACAAAAATTTCCAAACATCAAAAACTATGGAGATGCAACAAAAATTAATCCCACAGAACTCCCAGACTTCAATCTTCTTGTTGGGGGATTTCCTTGCCAAGCGTTTTCAATTGCTGGAAAACGTAAAGGCTTTGAAGATACAAGAGGTACATTATTTCACGAGATTGTTAGAATCCTTGAAGTTAAAAGACCTGGAAATATTCTCCTTGAAAATGTTAAAGGGTTATTATCACACGATAGAGGGAGAACGTTTGCAATTATCCTTGCCTCACTTTCAAAGTTGGGGTATGTTATACAATGGGTGGTTCTTAACAGCAAGTTTTTTGGAGTTCCCCAGAACAGAGAAAGGGTGTTCATTATCGGAAGTCTTACAGGAGAACCCATCCCAGAAATATTACCTCTCAGAGAAAGCAGTGAAGAGATTGTTGGAAAAGACAAACACAAAGTTGCACACACAATTGAGGCAAACTATTGGAAAGGACCAAGCACTTACGGAAGTAGAACAATGATAAATGTAATAAATAATCCAAGAGGACAAGGATTTGAAATGAATAAAAGAATTTATGGAATAGATGGAATAGCACCTACTCTTCAAAGTCAAGAGACAGAAGTTAAGATACATTCATTATATCCAAGAAGTGGAAATCCTAATCAAGGTGGAACTGGACATTTGAGTAAAGAAGATAATACAAGTTATAATTTAGATACAGGAAATATGCAAGTTATAGAAATGGAAGGAATGAAAATTCGTAGATTAACTCCAATAGAATGTGAAAGACTTCAAGGTTTTCCAGATAATTGGACAGAAGGATTTTCAGATACTCAAAGATATAAGATGATGGGAAATGCAGTAACTGTTAATGTTATAAAAGCAATTGGAGAAAAATTAATAAAATGAAAATAAATAAAAAGACATTAGTAGGAATTATATGTGGATTTGCTTTAGGATTTTATCTTAAAGGTTGTGATGCTCTTGCTCAAGACTATCAAGTAAAACCAAAATATAATTATGATATAATTTACAAAGGAGGTAAAAGTTAAAATGGATTACCAAGAAGAACTGAAAAGGTTACAAGAAAGTGGAAACTACTGGAAACCAAAAGTTGGACAATATAAGATAAAAGCATTGACAGAACTTGAAGATACAGACCCTTATATTAGAAGACACGATGATAAAGAAGATGAAGTTAGCCCTCAAGCTAAAATTAAGATTTTAGTTGAAGGTGAAGAAAAAGATTGGACTTTTGGAAAAGGAAAAACACCTTTATCAACTTTCGGACAATTAATTGAACTTGCAACTAAACATGCAAATCAACTTACAGATTTAGAGTTTTCTGTTGTTGTAAAAAGCGATGGAACTAAGAATGAATATACAATTGTAGGATAAGTTTTTTATTATAGCCCAGATTTTCTGGGCTTTTTTTATTTGTGTTACCCCTTTAAAGAAAATATAAATGTTTATATACTACTACTACTACTACTAATTAATATGAAAATAAAAATAAAAGTTAAGTTTCCATGTGGATATGAATATGAAGTAAAGATTAGAGCTGGTTGGTTAACTAGTTTTGGTTTTGACTTTGATTTTCTTAGTGATAAGGAATGTCCTATTCATGGAAATAAATGTAAAAAATGAATTACACAAAAGTAAGAAAACAAATTGAAGAAAAAATAGAAGAGGAAAGAGATGAAAAAAAGACAGAACAACATTTCCAAAACTTACAAGATTTAGGAGTTCCTGTTTTATAAAATGAACAAAACAAAAGTAACTGGTAAAATAATATTCGAAGCGTTAATAGATGTGCTTTCAGGAGTTATACTGTGGATGTTAATTTTGATTGGGGCAGTAATTGCTTTAATTGATCATGGTGAACCTGCTCTTGGATTTATACTTTTTTTATGTGGGATTGCTTGGGTGTATAAAGAGATTAAAAAGGTGAATAAAAATGAAAAACCAAAAAAGAAAAGCTAAATGTAAATGCGGTTATGAATGGGGAACAGCTTCTAAACGGGAGTTTGTGACTTGTCCTAATTGTTTAAAGAAAGTAAAGGTGGAGAAAGAAGAATGAACACAGATTTATTATTATATAAAATATTTATTATTTATGGAGTAATTGTTTTACTTTTGATGTCTCTTTTTGTAGGACTTTCAATTATAAGAAATTTTGATTCACAAGAATATGTAACAGAGAATATAGTTGAATGTAATGATAAAGATGGAGATTTAATTGAAGGGTTAGTTTGTTATGATAAAATTTTTTGTTCTAATTTTTTAAAATTTATGAATGAAGAAGGTTGTGAAGAATTTGTGGGAGGAGAAAAATGAAAGAGTGGATGGCTATGGTTGTTTTTATAATATCTATGTTAATGGGACTTCTTTCTATTGATTTTGGTTATCAAATTGATAGTGAATTAATGCTTTCTGTAGGTGCTGTAATTCTTATTTTTGCAGGATTATTTATTGGTAGATGGTTTTATGAAGAAAGGGAGGAAGACGTTTAACTTAGAAAATGAGTAAAGAATACCATAAAATAAATTCAATCTTTAAAAGGGATGAAAAGACAAAAGGATTTACAAAGGAATATTCCCTTCCAGAGTTTGAATTTTTAAAAGATAATCTTTGGGAATTTACAGAAAAGATAGATGGGACTAATGTAAGAATTATTTGGGATGATGAGGAATTGAAATTTGGAGGAAAAACTGATAATGCACAAATGCCTATGAAGTTATTAGAAAAGTTACAGAGCATTTTTACAAAGGATAAGATGAAAGAATTTTTCCCAGATGGAAGGGTTTGTTTATATGGGGAAGGATTTGGAGTTAAAATTCAATCAGGTGGAAAGTATATCCAAGATGGGGTTGATTTTATTTTATTTGATGTGTTGATTGATGGTTGGTGGTTAAATAGAAATTCAGTAGAAGATATTTCTAATAAATTAGAAATAAAGATTGTAAAGTTAATTGGTGAAGGGAATTTAAATGATGCTATTGAAATTTCTAAAAAGGGATTTAATTCAGAATTTGGAGAGTTCATTGCAGAGGGAATAGTTTTGAGACCAAAGGTTCAATTATTCTCAAGAAATGGAAATAGGATAATTTCAAAAATTAAGTATAAAGATAAATTTCATGAGGAGAATTCGTAAAATTTACATAAAATGAATAAAATAAAAGAAAAAGTTTTGAAAGATTTAAATAAGGTTATTAGTGATAAATATCCTATTGACTTTTTTTGGGCAAGAAAAGGAGTTGAATTTACCCTTGCTGAAGTTGAGAAAGTTATTGATGAATTAGATGGTTTATATTTTAGTTACGGAAATAGTATTGATGATTGTTTAAATGATAAAGATTATAAAAAAACTAAAGAATTACTTGAAGAATTTTATCAGAGATATAGAAAGATAAAACAAAAACTCTCGGAGGAAAAAGGAAAATGAATAAAGAAGAAATAATTAATTTATTGAAATCAAGAATAAAAACTTGTTACAGAGACTTACTTTTCGCAAGAAGTCAAAAGGGATATAGGAAGGATTGGATAGAAGGTTTTAGAAGTAGATTAGATGAATTAATTTTAGTATATCATCAAATTTATGATATTTCTTTTGTAGATGCTTGTGAGGAATTAAATATTAATTATAAAGATGTGAATACGGAGGACGCTTAATTTTTCAAATGGGAATAAAAATGAAAGAACAATTAAAATTAGCAGAAGAAATTGCAAGAGAAGTTCATGAATGTCAAAAAAGACCAATTGGAAAAGATGATTATATAAATCACCCAATGAGAGTAGCTGAAAGATTTGAAGATGATTCTTTAAAAATAGTTGCTTGGTTACATGATGTCTTAGAAGATTCAGATTTAGAATTTAAAGATTTGGTTGAAAGAGGAATTGATTATTACTTATGCCAAGTTATAGATTATCTTACAAGAGAAAAAGACCAAAATTATATAGATTATATTTTAGGAATAAAAGAAAATGAAGATGCAATCAAAGTAAAAATTGCTGATTTAATGGATAACTTATCAGATTTAAAAAATGGAAATATGAGAGACAAATATATTTTGGCTCTTCATATACTTCGTAATTGATTTAAATTAAGAACAATGAAAACAATACAAAGAAGACCAATACTTTACAAACTAACTAAACAACAAAAAAAATGGAGAGATACAAACTGTTGTCCTATTTGTGGATTACATGAATCTAAATGGAAGAGAAGAACTGACTGGAGATGTTGTTCGGTTAAATGCACAGAGAAGTTTTCAAAAGTAGTGGTTTTTATATGGCAATTTTTTAAATTAGACGCTTTTAAAAGAGATAATTATTCTTGTGTGAAATGTGAATATAAACCAACACAAGAGACTTATGAAGGAAAAATTATTCCAGATACATCTAAATTAATTGGAGACCATATTAAACCAATTGCTATTGGTGGAGAAGAATATAATTTAAAAAATGTTCAAACACTTTGTATTAAGTGCAACAAAATTAAAACTAAGAAAGATATGAAAGATATTGTTTTTTATAGAAAACAACATAAATCACAAACTAAAATAAATTCACAATAATATTAAAATGGGAACAAAAAAATGCCAAGTATTTAGTAAGAATGATGAAGGTTCATTAATGACTTGGATAAGTATTTCAGATAAATGGAATAATCAGAAGATTATAAATTATGTTCAGAAATTAACTGCTGACTTAGAGATGAATATTATGTGGATTAAAATTGATGGAAAATATTTAATTGATAATAGAATTAAAAAGGGGAATTCGCCTTAATTTCCAAAATGGTACAAGGAGGTAAAAATAAGATGGTATTTAGCAAAACTGTAAAGTCTAAAGTAAAGAAAGAAGTTAAAGAGCTAAGGAAGATTTTAAAGAAAGGAGACATAACTAAATCTGAATTTAATGCAGAACTTAAATCGTTGAGAAAGTTCCTTAAATAAATAACAAATTATTAAAGGAATATTGTTTGATTTAGTTAGAACAAAATTCATAAAAGTATAGAAAATGGAACTAAAACCAATAAATTTTAAAGAAAGATTAAAAACACATCCAAAAGATTGTGAAGAAGATGAATGTATTATTTGTGGATATAGAGATTGTCAATATAAAGAGCCATTACATTATCACCATGATGGATGTCCAGCTTGTTACAATGCTGAAGTAAATAAATCATTGAAGGATTTCGCTTAAGGTTTGAAATATGAAAAAAATAAATGAAGAAATTGAGGATATAAAAAAGAGAATTTTTACAAGAAGGAATTTAAAAAAAGCATTCACTGAAAGGGAATTAAAGGAACTAATGATAAATGATAATTTTTACAAACCAGAAACTTTGTGGTTTACTAAAGAAATGATTGAATCAGATATTCCAAGGATAATAAAGGTAATTAAAGAGCATTCGTCAAAGTCCTCAAATAAAAAGGAGACTAAAAAGGTTTGAAAATGGAACAAAAGAATAAGATAAAAGAAGGGAAAATTTATTGTTCAAATTGTGATAAAAATATTTTATATGAATATTGTGAATCAGATTTTGATAAAGGATATATTTTGGTTCATTGTTCTGGTTGTAATTCAACTTCAGAAGTTTCGCGAATGTCAGGAGATGAGAAATGATTAATATTCAATTATTTGAATTTAGCTTTTGCTGCTTTCAAAGCAGAAGACTTCCTTTTGAAAGTTTTAGATGGAATAGAAGCTTGAAAAACTCCTTTAAGTGTTCTCCCAATAAGATACCTTTTACCATCAGTAGTTTGTATCTTCCTTACAGCTGGTTTAGATACCATATTAATACAACGAATAATAGTTTAAATAATTATTGGTTAAGAAAATGAAAATAAAAATAAAGGATTGGAAAGGGCTTGAAAGATTGTTTAATAGAGATGACCATGAACTGTTTAAAATAATTTGTGTTAGTTTTTATGATAATAAACTTGAAAGCGTAGAATTTGAAAAGGATACAAACAGGAGGCTAAAAAGGTTTGAAAATGGAACAAAATAAATTAATACAAGGTGATTGTATTGAAGAGATGAATAAGTTAGAAGAAAACTCAGTAGATGCAATCATAACAGATCCTCCTTATGGAATTGGATTCATGGGAAAAGAATGGGATAATTTCAAACCAGAACATATACAAGAGGCCATGGAGAATGATGTAAGACCTAAAAAAGGAATAGCTTCTACAAGAACTTCTAATACAGCAGGAACTTATGATTTATCTTTAAATGCTAATCAGAAATTTCAATTATGGTTTAGTCAAGTGGCAACAGAATGTTTAAGAGTTCTAAAGCCAGGAGGATTTCTTTTAAGTTTCGGTGGAACAAGAACATATCATAGATTAGTTTGTGGAATAGAAGATGCTGGATTTGAAATAAGAGATACAATTATGTGGTTATATGGTTCAGGATTTCCTAAGAGTTTGAATATTGGAAAGCAGATTGATAAAATTCAAGGAAATGAAAGAGAAGTTATTGGGGAGAAAATTAGGGGAGATGTTGAAAAATCAAAACAAGGAGTAACTTTTGCAGGAGCAGACGCCAATAAAAATAATAAAGATATTTTTGGATATGGAAAAGAGATTTTAACAAAAGGAAATTCTGAATGGGAAGGTTGGGGAACTGCATTCAAACCAGCATGTGAACCAATAGTAGTTGCAAGAAAACCTTTATCTGAAAAGAATGTTGCTTTGAATATTCTCAAATGGGGAACTGGTGGAATTAATATTGATGAGAGTAGGATTGGGACTGAAGAAAGAACAAATCCTCAAGCAGGTTTTATAAGACGAGGAAGAACAGATGAGGAAGTTTTTGGTGGTGTTGATAAAAATAAACCAAAAGAAAATGTTTCAGTTCAAGGAAGATTCCCTGCAAACATAATTCTTGATGAAGAAGCAGGAAAAATGTTAGATGAACAAGCTCCATTAACAGGTGCATTTGCCCCAGTAAAATCAGGACAGAAAGGATTTGGTGGAGAGATTTATGGAAAATATGAATCAGGTGGAGATGATGGAAAAACATTTCATAATGAGAAATTACAAGGAGCATCAAGATTCTTTTATTGTGCTAAGGCAAGTAAAAGTGAAAGGAATTATGGTTGTGAAGAATTAGAAAAGAAAGAAAAATCAGGAAGTTACAAATTTAGAGAAGATGGAAGTTTAGATGGAAAGCCAACACAAGCCAAAGCTAACACACATCCAACAGTAAAACCAATTAAGTTAATGGAATATTTAGTTAAGTTAATAAGTAAAAAAGGAGCAACAATACTTGACCCTTTCTTAGGAAGTGGAACTACTGCAATTGCTTGTCTAAAGAATAACCGTAAGTTCATTGGAATTGAAAAAGAAAATGAGTATGTTAAAATATCAAACGCAAGAATTAAACCTTATTTAGAACAAAGGACGCTTATGTCCTCTGAAAAGAAAAAATGAGTATTCAAACAGAAATAAGGATAAATAAAATGAAACAAATGTTAGAAGAAGGGAAAACATTAGAAGTTGGAATAGGAGAAAACAGAGTAAAAGAAGGTAAAAGAATAACTCTTGATTGTGTTGAAAAATATAAACCTAATTTACTTTGTGATCTGAATGAAGAGGCCATACCTTTGGATGATGGAACAGTCAAGGTAGTTATTGCAGGAGAAGTTTTAGAACATTTACAAAATCCTTTTAATGTTGTTAGAGAATTTTATAGAGTTTTAAAACCAAATGGAATTCTTATTATTTCTGTTCCAAATGTTTGTTCTTTAGTAAATAGAATAAATATGCTTTTAGGAAAATTACCATTACATTGTGCTAAAGCTTTTGATGAAGTTACACCTGAAAGACACATAGTTGATTTTAATTTAAGAAGTTTAAAAGAAGTTATAGAGAAAGCAGGATTTGAAATAGAGGAAGTAACTTCAAACGGATTAATAACAAATGGAATCCTTATAACTAAATATATCCCTACAAGTTGGGGAGAAACATTAATAATAAAGGCAAGAAAATGAATTCATACAAGTCCTCAAGAGAGAAAAATGAAAATAAAGAATAAAGACAAAAAGAAAATACTTGAATTTCATAATTTAGTTGTAAAGGGATTGGTTAATGGATTAACTCATACAAATAGAGATGGGAGAAATGAAGATATTGAATGGGTTAGAAAAAGATTAATGTTATGGGAATCTTTTGGGAGAACAGTTTTTGATTTTATTATTGGTCTAAATGATTATAGTTATTCTCTCAAAGACTTAGAGAGAGTTGCAAAAGAGGGTTATTCACACAAGTCCTCTAAGGGGAAATCACAATGAAAATAGAGTTTAGAATAGCAAGAGGGAATGTTAAAGATTGGAAAGAGATAAGAATTACAAAAGATGGAAATTCTAATCTTATTTGTAAAGAACATAAATTAAGTTGTGAAAGATGGTTAGGGTTTTGTAAAAAGGAGATTAATAATCCTTATTTTTGGAGAAATAGAAAGGTTTCATTAAGTCAGAATGTAGAAAGATTAATTTATAACATTCAAGAAAAAATAAAAGATTTAGAAGAAGCAATTAAACATTATGAGGATAACGAGATAAGTTCGTAATTGTTCCCTTTTCTGTTCAAGTCAATAAGTATATAAAGGTTATATTCCTTACATAATCAAGATGGTAAGAAAAAAAGAGACAAAAAAAGAGTACACGACGATAGAAGTAAAAAAGACAACAAGAGATAAGTTAAAAAATCTTTTAAAATTTCCACATTTAAGTTATGATTCTTTAATAAATAAATTAATAGGAAAGAAAAAATGACACCAATTGAAAAACAAATATTAGAAAATCAAAAATCAATAATGTTTACTCTTAGAGATAGTCTTGAAAATGAAGAAATACATACAAATAATTTTAATATTTTAAATAAAAATATTGAGATAACAAAGTATTTACTAAACCCAACCAAAGAAGAAAATGCTTGTGATATGAGGGAAACAAAAGGTTGTGGGAAAATGTTCTGTTTAGTTTGTGATGAGGAAGATAAATTACATAGTGCTTATTGTTCAAAACATCAGAGAAGTACACATTATATTTGTGGAGAAGATAATAAAGGTGCAATTCAAATATGTGATAAATGTGCAAAGAAATTGGATGTACAAGAAGAAAGAGGTGTAAAGAATGCCAACTGAGAAAATTTATCTGAAAGTTATTCAGGCAAGTAAAGAACTTATTGATTTGGGTCTTAATGGATGGCAAACAGAATTAACAATAACAAATAAAAAGAAAAAGATAAAAACAGATGTTAAAATTATTTTTGAATTAAAGAAGAAGAGTTACGTAGAAGGCAAAAAAGGAGAAGGGAAATGAAAAGGATATATTTGATTTTAACTATTTTAGGAACAATTATACCTGCACTTATAATGAATGTTAAGATCCCAGAGCCATGGAATGCAGTAAGTTTAGCTTGGTGTTTTGTTGGAGGGATTGTTTATACTCTTCAATTAACGGACGCACAAGAAGAAAATGGAGAAGGGAAATGAAAAAGAATAAAGAATTATGGAGATGTTGGCGTGAATCACATGGTGAATTTGAAACAAAAGCAGACCAACCTAAATGTCCTATCTGTAAAACAATTAGTTGTTATTTTATAAGAGAATTAGACGCACAAGACCAAAGAGGTGAAGGGAAATGAAATTAGAATATGGAAACCACATATCTCATCCATATTGGAGAGAACTTTGTGATATTTGTAATAAAATAGAAACTTTAAAAGAAAAAGCTAAAAAATTAAGAAAGGAAATAGATAAAGATGTTTTTAGCAAAAAGTTATTGGACGCAGAAGACAACAAGGAGGAAATCAAATGAAAGCTAAATTTACTTTAGAAGAAGTTAAATGGTACTTAGTTATTGTAGGTGGTCTAACTTTTTGTATTGGTTTTTTACTTGGTATTACAATTAAAATGGCAAATATAAAATGATAAAAATAAAAGAAAAAGTTTTGAATATAATTTGTTGGATTTTATCCCCAACAGGATATGAATATGATAAACAATTAAAAAAAGTTGCAGAAGACAACAGGGGGGAACAGAAATAATGGTTGTGATAATCTTAGATAATAAAATAAGGAATGTCAAATTAACAGGAGATGAAATAGAGTTTTTAATTGCAACTTTAAATTATCAACCACATAGTATGTTTCCTTTTTTTAAGAAGATAATCAAACAATTAAAAGACGCAAAAAGTAGGAGACAAGAAAAATGACATTAAAAGATAAAGAAAGAGATTCATATTTTTTTAGTGATTATATTAAAGTTATTAAAACCAAAGATATTGCTAAAGCTGTTAAAGAGTTGAAGGAAGATTTAAAATGTTATTGTGAAAACGCTTATAGATGTCCAAATTGTAATTTTATTTTAAAGGTTGATAAAATATTTGGAGATTTTAATGATAATAGTCCTCAATCTGTGCTGGAAAATTCTGAGGACAAAGAGCCAGAGGATGAATTGGGTAAAAACCTCTCCAGGAATTTATCTGCAGATTCTTCTGGCTCGGATAATCAAAAAGGATGTGGAAAATGGTATTTAAAGGAAATTGAAAAAGGTTTAAATGAACCTTGTTTATGTGGAAGACATGGATCTTGTCCTGAATGTCAAGGAGATGTTTGTGAATGTGGACATGATAAAGAAAAACACTTTTCAGATAAGATGGGAGAATTATGTGGAGATCTTAAATGTAGATGTAAAAAATTCAAACCAGTGAAAGGAGATGGAGAATGATGGGAAGTGGAATTGGAAGAAGGTTAAAATATGCAGAAAAAGTAAAAGAAAGAATGAAAAAAGGTTTATGTGTTCGTTGTGGAAATAAGAATGATTCAGATCTAAAGAATTGTTCTAAGTGTCTTGAATATTATATGGAGGGAAATAAAAGAAAATGAAACCAAGAAAAATATATTATTCAAGAAAAAATAAACGAATTGTTATAGAAGGTAAGAGAAAAAATAAAACGATTTATTTATTCACATTACCAGAGCCAATGAAACTCTTAGAATCGTTGAAACTCCCCTCTGAAAAAATGCAGAAAATCATGGAAAAAATCAGTCGTTTAGATTATAAAGAAATGGGAGGGGTAGCAGTGCAGTAAAAGGTTCATATAATGAAAATTACACGAACCATCTAAAAACACGAAAATGAAAGAACAAATATTTGAAAAGGTTGTTGAAACGGATAAAGAAACGGATCTACTTCAAGCAATATTAATTATTGCAGTTATGTTTCTTTGGGCTGGATTTGCAATAGGACATATACCAGATAAAGACGATAAATTGTGGGTTATATTTGGATTTACTTTAATTGGAATAGTAGGATATATTCTAAGTTATTATGATAGTAGAAAAGTATATTGGAGAAAAATTAAATGATAGGAAAAATTATATCATGGATAATAGGAGTAGTAATGGGTTTCGTAGTAGGAACTTTATTTGGATGGGCTTTGATTCAAAAATTATTAACAGGGGGAGGAATATGAAACCTTGGTTTGAAAACAAAGCAGATAAATATAGATCTAGAAAAAAGAAAGTTACAGAAATAAAATTAGTAACAAACCCAGTTAAAGAATCAAAACTAAAACAAGACTTAAAAATAACAACGAAATTATTATTGCAGTTAATAGGATTTTTGTTTGGGTCGGGATTATTTTTTGCAATAACAACTTTATCAGTTACTGTTCATTGGGCTTTTGGATTTTTATATATTCCATTTTTATGGACATTATTCTTTATAATAGTGAGGTCTGAGAATGAGTAAACTAAAACAATTAAAAGAAGCAATGGCAAATACGCCACCACAAAGGTTGGCAAAGATAGAGTATCAAAGTCATATGTTTCAAATGTTAGGAATAGCAACTGTTTGTTCAATTCTAATTTTCAAAGGATTTTGGTATATTATTTTTGCATTTGTATTTGGACTAGGAATTTCATATGCTCAAGGAATGAGTGCCTATAAAAAATATAGAAATATATCTATGCTTGTTGAACCAGAAAAACCTGAAAACTTCGAGGGAGATATTTCATTCACAAGAAGAAGATCAAAAATAATAGAACATGTTTATGGAACAGTTCCTAAATGGACTTCTATTGTTATAGCTGTTATAATGTCTACAATCGTAATGCCTTTAGATTCTGCAAGAGTATTATTAATGTTAGGATTTTTAATTTTAATTCCTACATTCTATTTCATTTTCTACTTTGGATTATTTTACTGGATAGCTTATCCTCAATATAAAGCGGAGATGAAGATCAAATGATAACCATACTTCATATATTAGTCTTAGTAACTTTCTTAGGAGACATGCTTCTAACATATAGATATGTTAAAACTTATAAGAAGCTTTATCCAAAAGGAGACTATACTCTCGCTGAAGCTAATTTTATTTTAAGAAAGTGTATGAAATATTTAGGTTTAGAAAAAGGAATGATGGTTGGATCAACAATTATTTTGTTAATATTAATTTTATTTGTAAATTTGTTTTCAAATAACTTTATGTTTTTCTTATTAGGAATGTATTTCATGGCTAATATTTATCACTTTGTAAATTGGCAAGCAATGAAGAGATTAATTAAAACTAAAAATGAATCTAAAAAAAAAGGAGGAAAGAAGAAATGATAAATAATCAGACACAAATAAGAATAAATAAGATGCAAGAGTTCATAGGAGAAACAAAAGATAAAATTGTTTTAGAAATTGGAATTGGAGAATATGAATTTGATATTAAAACAAAAAAGAAATACACTTTAGATATTGTTGGAAAATACAAACCAGACTTATTATGTGATTTAAATAAAGAAGTAATTCCTTTAGATGATGAAACAGTTGATCTTGTTATTGTTGGAGAAGTCTTAGAACATTTGATTAATCCATATAATGTTGTGAGAGAGTTTTATCGTATCCTTAAACCAAATGGAATTGTTGTTGCGTCTTCTCCAAATATTTGTTCTCTTGTAAATAGATTCAGAATGATCTTTGGAAATCTTCCAACATATTGTGCAGAACCAATTGATGAAGAAAATCCTGAAAGACATATAGTTGATTTTAATAAGAAATACTTTAAAGATATTTTCAATAAAGCTGATTTTGAAATTGAAAGAATTACAAGTAATGGAATTATAAGTAAAGGAATAGTTATATCAGAATTCTGTCCTACATCTTGGGGAGAAACTTTGATAATAAAAGTAAGAAAATGAACTTAAAAAAAGGACTAGAACCAAAAGATACAGAAGAAGTTAGACCAGGTTTGTATGCACAGAAGAAAGCAGATGGTAGTTGGAAACAAATAGAACCTTTAGTTTGGAAAGGAAAGTGGAGATTAAAGAATCAAATAAGTTGGAGAAACCTTTTAACAATTGTATTAATAATTTTATTATTTTTCAGTGGAGCAAAATATGTAAGATTTTATGAAGCTGTCAATCAAGACCCAGAAGCATTCTGTAAGAATGTGCAGTTGTTTTACAACGTGGGGCAATTAGATGTGCAAAATGAGGATACCTATAATATACAAAGTTATCCATCAGAAATTTCAAGAGAGAGCTGATGAACAACTAATAAAAATAATTGAAGCAAGATATATAATATCAGTTTGTTTTAGAGTTAAAAGAAAATTAGTCGGAAGAATTTTGACAGACATGAAACATTGGAACTTAATAAAATTTCATAATGGAAAGTTTGTTAGAGTTTTAGGAAATTCTCTTTGAGTCTTTTTTCTTTGGTATTAGATAACCATACGATTCTAGTAAGTCCATGATCTGTTCATTGTACTCCTCATATATATAAGCCATCCCATTTCTCTTTCCATCTTTCTGACTCTTATAAAAATTTACTTCGTAAGTTCTTAAACTATCCCTCTCTTCCTTCTCTAGGCTCTGAATGAATCTAAACTTGGTAGCCTTCAAACACCAGAAGGCTTTGGCTATGTTCCCATTAAGATAATAACGGTTGGCATTGTTCAATAGGTTCTGTATCTCGCTGACTAACCCGTAGGAAAGGTTCCATTCCACTTGATCTGGGGAGAAATTATCTGACATATTAAGTATTAAATATTATTATGAAGTTGGAGTTTAGAGTTTTCTTGGTGTTTTTGGGAAGTTCTTGCTTTATCTAGGTGATAATAGAGAGTTGATTCGGGTATTTCTGTTTCATTTGAGAGAAGAGGAATAGGTATTTCAAGAATATCATGACAAAACCATACTAATGTAGACATTCTTTCATACTTTTTAGTGGTTGATTGTTGATTCAAGAACTTATCAACAGCTTCTTGCTTTACCACCTCGTATTTCTTTTCGTTAACGACAAAATGCTTTGTGAATTTCCCAAAAAAGTTAGCCCTTGGCTTTTTATAATCATAAAACTTCTTCCCATATAAGTATAAGAGCTTTAACCTATCCATTTGATCCCCTGAGGACTTAAAAAATGCAGCAAACCTACCTCTATCAACCAATCCCTCACCATAAACGTGCAATAGAGCATCTGCCCTCGACAAAACAAGGTTTCTATCCAAATCAAATACTGAATTCACACAAAAAGCAACATAAATTCTTTTACTTCTTATCATACTCATCGCTTGAACAATCATTTTGTTCACAGAACTCATTGCAGACCTCGAAGATAGAATCATTGCTTCATCAAAAGAAAAATATTCACCTGGTTTTGAATTTGCAAGACCTTTTAAGAAAGTTTCTGGATCATAATAAATATTTTTTAAATCAAATTCAGGATAAAGATATTTTCCTGTTTGATTAGAAAGAGTTGTTTTTCCTTTTCCTGACTTTCCGTCAAATAAAAGAACTATAGATGTATTGTGATTCTCAACAGCATTCTTTAAGTCGTCTAAAAGTTGTTTATAGTATCCATCAATATATATTTCAGTCATTTATCACTCCTCAACTATGTAATTCTTTTTTTCTTTATAAATTCTTCTTATTTAAAAATTTTCAGAAGACTTTAAATATAAAAGAAATTATATTAATGTTGAGGAGGATATAATAAAACAATGGCACTCGGAAGATTAATTGAAGGTTTCATTACTATATTAATTGGTGTTAATTTAATTCCAAGCGTTGCAGACCAAGTTGTTGCAGCACAAAGTGGAAACGTTACAGGATCATCTAGTACGATTTTAGGATTAGTAACTCTATTCTTTGCTTTAGGAATTATGATTGCAGGAGTTAATATTGCCGTCGGTGGACTTCAAGACGTTGGATTAGTTTAAACATAAAAAATGGCACTAGGAAGATTGTTAGAAGGTTTTATCACCATTCTTATTGGTGTTAGTTTAATTCCCTCTATTGCAGATCAAGTTGCTACTATTCAAAACTCTACGATTAGTAATGTTACAGGATCTGCGTCTACACTCGTTGGATTAGTAACTTTATTCTTTGCATTAGCAATTATGATTGCAGGAGTAAATGTAGCAATAGGAGGTCTACAAGATGTTGGACTTATCTAAATTATTAACTTTTGTTAATAAGTTAGGAGACTTTTACAAATGAAAGTCTACGGTATGATTATTTTATTTATTTTATTAGTTGGAATCTCAATTGCTTTTATATCATCTCAAGTTGTTCAAACACAAGTCATAGAGTTAACAGAAAAGGTTCGTGACTTTTTTGTAGAAGCAACTAAAGGAAATATAGTTGGACAACAAACAGTAAATCAATTTGGTGAGAATTTAGATGTTGGAGTAGTTCAAGAAGATATTCAAAGTCAAGGAGGCATTTTGGTTTTCTTACAAGCTGCTGAAACAATGGATATTATTTCCACAGATACTGTTAATGATATTTCAGGAGGTGCAAATGCACATTCTGTTTTAATTAAGGGTTTAGATGAAAATTTTACTGAAATTGAAGAGGTTGTTCTTTTAGCAGCTGTAGTAAATACAACTGTTAATGAATATATAAGGATTCAAACTGCTGAAGTTCAAAATGTAGGAACTTATGGAGCAGAGAACGCAGGAACTATTAGCATAACAGCAAGTACAGCCGCAACTTTACAATTAGAAATAGCTACAGGACAATCAAAAAGCTCTTCAACACATTATACTGTACCTTCTGGTTTTGATGTAATAATAACTTCATTTTCAACTACAATGGATACTGGGAAAGCTATTGATGTTTTACTACATTCAAGAGCTGATGCAGATATAGTAGCTGGAGAAATGAGTCCTGAAACAATCTTCAGAACTTTTAGAGGTTTAGCAACTCCTGTTGGAAGAAGAAGTTTTGGAAATTTAAAATTTGATGAAATGACAGATCTTTGGTTTTCTGCTGCTGTATCAAGTGGTGGAGCAGGAGCTAACGTAGAAGTAAATTATGATTTTGTACAATATGCTATCGGAACATAAAAAAATATTTGTAACCTTTTTATTGGGATTGTTTTTAATTAGTATGATCTCTGCATTGACTTTCCAACAATCAAGAACAGTTGATATAAAAATAGTCTGTATTAATGCAGGATTTTGTACAAGTGCTGCTCAATGTAATGTTTCTATTTTTAGTCCAACAGAATTTGTTCTTTTGGATGGTGTTGAAGCAACTCAATCATCTAGTTTAGCATTTCATAATATTACTTTAAATTCTACTCAAACAGATGATTTAGGAGAATATAGGGTTGGAGGATTTTGTAAGGATGGGAGTGTTACACAATTAGTTGATTTTCCTTTTACTATAACTGCTGATGGAAAACCTTTCCAAAACTTTCCAACACCATTTACAATAATTATTTTAGGGTTACTTTTAGTTTGGGTAGGTTCTTTAGTTGAAAAGATGACTTTATTTAAAACAATGGGATCAATTATATTAATTATTATAGGAGTAATAACTCTTTTCCCAGGATATTCTTTTATTAATTGGACAACATTATTAGGTAAAGCACTTGGATTTGGTTTAATAGCAATAGGATCATATTTCTTGATAAATGATTCTTTCTCTAGGGATAAGCAACAACAACATTTTGGAGACAGAGGCGGTGAAGATGAGTAATTGGTTTGGTTTTGCAATAGCTTCAATTATTTTAGTAATTCTTCCTGTCTGGATTCTTAACCTTGCTGATATTCCATTTTTATATAAGATAGTCTTTACTATAGGTGGTATTGGAATGGCTTGGTATGCCACTGAACATGGTGGGGCAAAAAGGGGATTTATAGCTGGAAGGGGATCTCAAAGATGAAAATATTAACTTTTACAATGGGAGCTGCACTAAGAAAAGTAATAATTAATAAAAAAAGAATATCTTTTTTAGGTGCTGAATTAAATTTTGTTCCGTTAGTTATTGATTTAGATAACTTGGAAAAGGTTGATAAAAATAAACTTTCAAAAGAGGATTTAAAGACAATAAAAAAATTAGCTAAGTTGGGATCAGAAGTTCAAATAGCTAAAGATATAATAGAAGATTTTAAACAAACAGGATGGAATTTAATTGGAAAAAAATGACATTCGGACAATCACTAACAGCTCTTATTGCAATTATAGGAGTAGGATGGATAATATTTATAAAAATAATGGGAAAAAATCCCGAAGCATTAGAAAAAATGAAAGAATGGTTTAGAGATAAAAAGAAATTTCCTATGGAAGGTGAAGATTATAAACAACAAATTTACCAAGAAAAGAGGATGGGAATATAAAATGGAAGACCCAGTAATGACACCAGAGATGTTTGATATACTTCAAGAAGAACAAGAAGACGAAGCAGCTGATGCTGAAGCAGATAGACAATTAACTCAACAAGAAGTAATGGATGCTATGGGGTATCCTAGTGCTGAAGAGAAGCAAAATCAGCACAGTTACTTGCATAAAGCAACATTTGATCATGAAGATTCAATTAGAACAACTTACCTTACTGAATCAGAATTAGGAAGACCTTTGTTTAGTATAAGATTTTTATTAGATATGGAAGGAGTTTCTAAATATTATTTAGACAAAATTGCAAAAGATTTAAATGTTATTAATGAAATTTCCAATTATTTTAGAAAGAAGACTTACAATGTTACTAATTCTGGCATGAGTAATGAAGGATTTGCAATGAATCTAAACGTTACAAAAAAGATGGATGCAACAAGAAGAAGAGTAAGAAATGTTATAGACAATCTAAAAGGAGGGGAAAAGAAAAAATGAGTAATGAAGAAAAGAAAATAAAGAAAGAAGCTAAAAAGAAATGGTGGAATAAAGCCTTCCCTAATAAAGATAAGTTCAAAAAACCAAACAAAGTTGCTGTTTTATATTTAAGACAGAATGGTAATGCCGAACCAATGGATATAGATGTCAAAGATGGTTTCTATAGCATTGACGGAAAGACATATCATGAAAGAAGTGATTGTATTTATACTGTGGGAAAAGAAAGAATTCCTTTAGCAATTATTCCTGAAAAGAATATCACACCTATAGGCACTAAAGATTGGCAAGATAAAGGAATGCAAGAAAAATATAGTGAACTACAAGACCATCTTTTAAAGGGAATAAGAAATGCAGAATTAGTAAAAATGGGAGATAGTTCTGGAGTAAATCCTAATCTTAAAAAATGGATTGCTGGAGGTCTAGGAGTAATAGTTCTTTTAGCAATCTTGTTTGGTGCTACATGAGAAAAATAAAAAAAATAAATAGAAAACCAAATGTAACAGCGAAGCTTACATTTTTTGATTTTGGTTGGAGGGATAATATTATTTATAGTGTAAAAGCCACCAGTAAAGAAAAAAGTAAAGGATTAATGATGTTAGAAAAACTAAATGATTTTTTTAACTTTTCCAAACAAGATCAAGAAGATTTTAAGAAGAAAATGATTGAAATGCAAATCAAAGCATTTACTCCTACAAAGTATTTTGAACAAGTAAAACCTTTAAAAAAATTTGAAAGGGATGAAAGAGGAAGGATAATTTCTCCATTTTCAATAAAGAAAGATGAACAAAAAGAAGATACTGAAAAATCTTAGAATATTTCTAATAGTTTTAGAAGACTTTAAATAATCTTTTTTACTAGTAAAATGGAGGAGATCCTAATATGGTAAGAAAATCAATAGTTAGAAAGGTTTTCATAAATAAGAAAACAAAACAAGGAAGCGTAACTCTTCCAAAAAAAGAACTTAAAAAATTGAATCCAAATCTAAAATTTGGAAAGCATTTGTTTGTTCGTTTAGAAATCTTTAAGAATGAGAAGAATGGTTAATGAACTTGAATGTAAAAATATTCCTAATTTAGTTAGAGATAAAAAAACTCTTAAAGAATTGAGTAAAAAAGGTTTTATTGAAAGAAATAGAATAATGCAAGACCTAGCTAGAAAAAGAATGCTTTGTAAAATAAAGAGGAATAGATAAAAATGGTAACTGTTCAACAAGCAAGACAACAATTGTCTCAACAACAACAAGTATTAACTCAAGCAAGATCTCAGATAGAAAGAGCTGCATTACCTGCAATTTCTCCTGCCGAATTAAGAGCTAGAGGAAGAACAGAAATCTTACAGAGAGAATCTCGAGAGAGACAATTACAAACTGCTAAACAAAGAGAATTAACTAAATTAAAACCAGCTGAAACTCAATTACAACAATTTGAAAAAGATGTTCAAAAAGCAGAAGTAGCTATAAAGGAACAACAAAGACAAAGGATTGCATTTGATCAAGCTTTAAAAGTATTTATTTCTAAAAGACCTGAAGCAATATTTGGTTTATCTAAATTAGAAAAAAAGTTTTTCCAACAAATAGAAGCTGGAAGACAATCTGCTGTTAAAAGATCTATAGATGAAGCTATAGAAAAATTAAAAGAAAAAGGTGTTAAAGAAGTTAAACCAATTTTTAAACCAGGCACGAGGATACTTGTTGGTTTTGAAGAAGCTCTTAAAGCTCCAAGAGTAGTACCTGGAATTACCTTACCTGTTATTACACCAGGAGAAAGAATTGTATTTGGAGATCCTAGAAAATTTGGAGAGAGTTTTCAGAAAGCAACAGGGTCTGATTCTTTTACAATTGCCGTTCCAATTAGAAGACAGGATGGAAAACTATTTGTTCAAGATTTTAATTTTTTATTTAAAGATGGTAAAATAGTTAGATCAACTCCTACAGGATCTGCATTAATCACAGAAACTCAATTCTTGAAAGTAGACAAAAGAAGAAGAGATAAAAATCCTGGTTTTACATTTGGAGATACTCGAATAGAAGTACCTGAAATTACACCAGGTGTAACACAATTACCAGGAGGAACATTTGAAAAGTTATCCACACCTCAAAAAAGAAAATTTATTGATCAATTAAAAGATGTTCTTTCAGGAGAAGCTGGAAGACAATTAATTGGTATTGGTGGAGTTGCTGCCAGACCATTAATTGGTGTTGGTGCTTCTGTGATACCAAGAATAACTACTACAGATATTAATAAATTTCTTAGAGGGAAAGGGGGTTTACCTGGAAAAGTTTTAGGAGAATTCATTCCTGAAACTCCTGCAGAAACAGCTTTTTTAGCGGGATTTATTGGATTGGCTGCGTTGCCAGGATTAACTGGAAAAATAGCAACAGGAGTTGCACAAGGATTTGGTGCTGCTTTAGCATTAAGTAAAGATTTACCTGTTGAAACAAGAATTGCAGGGGCATTAGTTGCTGTTGCACCATTAATTCGTTTTCTTCCCAAACCAATAAAAGGAAAAAAATTTAAAGTTCCCCCTTTTTCAAGATTCCTTCCTAAGGGAAAAAGAGGTCAAGCAAGATTTGCAGCATTAGAACAATTCTTTAAAAAAGAAGGTAAGAAGAAAAGTGATCTTCAAAAAGCATTAGATGAATTTGGAGATAGGTTAAGTTTTAAAAGAGTTGGAAAAAAACTTGAAAAAACTTCTGCATCTGAAAGAATTGATTTAATTAGAAAATCAATAAATGAAATTAAAAAAACTAAAGATCCTGGTCAAAGAAGAGCACAAATAAAAGGATTGATAGAATTGACAAGAGTAAGACTTGGTGAGAAACCAACAGTACAACTTTTCAATGATTTCTTAGCTCAAGAAGGAATCTTTCCAAAAAAGTTTGCTCAAATACCAAAAGATATAACAGCAACTCTTCGTGAACCAGCAGTATTTGTTGTTCCTAAACCTCCAGAAGAAATTCCAGAAGTTGTTCCAGGAGCTCCAGCTATTCCAGAAGTCACGCCTATAACTCCACCAATAATTAGTATAACGGCAGCTGCGGGTCCATTAAAAGAAATAAATAAAGAGATTATAGATCAAAAAAATAAAATATTTGCAGCACAAACTCAAGGACAACCTTTAGACGAAATAAGTGCTTTAAAGAGTGGATTAGATACTTTACAAAAACAAAGAACAGACCAAATAACAAAACAAGGTCAAGCACTTAAACAAGCACAAGCATTAAGAACTAAACAAATACTTGCACAAAGAGCAGTTTCTCGACAGAAATTACAAAAGTTACTAGGATTAAAAAAACCAATTCCAAAACCCTTTAAACCTTTTGCATTGCTAAAACCACCAGTAAAGAAGAAAGGGATATTTATTAAAGTTGCATTATCTAAGGGAGGATTTAATGCTTTCGTTAAAAGTAAAGGAAAATTCAAGAAAGTTAATATAAACCCTTTAACAAAAAAGAAAGCTCATGATTTAGGTTCTTGGCTTACAGATAGATCTATAGCAAGAACATGGAAAATAAAAAGAATTCCTTTCAAAGCACAAAAACCAATACTTAAAGTTCCAGCAAATTATTTTACAAAAAATATTAGAAAATTTAGGGGAAAAAAGTTTAAAGGAAAAATACAACCAATCTTTAATCTAGCAATTGAAAAAAGAAAATTTGCAATAGATACACCAGGGGAAAAACAACAATTATCTGCAGCAAGACTTAGAGCAAGACTTTTAAAAAAAGCATTCAAGCCAATAACTAAAATGAAAAAAGTAAAGAGGTTAATACAATTCAAATGAACAAAAAAGGAGGATTCTTAGTCGGAACATCATTGTTATTAGCATTTTTTATTTTTGCACTAATTTTATTTGTAACTATAGAACCATTTAAAGAAAACTTAGATGTTATAAGAGGTGGAGATGCTTTAAATTGTAAGGGTACTGCAACCTTTAATCAAACAGCTTTTGATAACGATGATGGAAGTACAATAAATAAACTATCAAGAAGACCTACTTGTTTCATTACAGGTATTACAATGGTTTGGTTTATCTTTGGGTTTTTGTTTGCCTTAGTGGCTTGGTTGGCAGATCAATGGACTAGAAAGAGGAAAAGAGTAACATGAAAAAAATAATATTAATGATGTTTGTAGTTATCCTGTTCACAGGATTACTATCAGCTTTTGAATTTGATAATGTAAAAACATATGATGAAATAGAAAGAAGTATAACTGTTCATAATGTATTTAACCTTCCTTTAATAGGAAATGATATTGTAAAAATTACTCCTTTAACTCCCCATGTGGTTTCAACATTTGCAGGACCAAATCAAACAGTAGCTATATTCCATTTAGAAAATTTCAAAGATGGTTATTCAGATGTTTGGAAAAAAATGGAATTTTATAATTTAAATAAAAATTCTAAAGAAGAAAATAGACAATTCTTTTTCCAAGAAAAAGTTATTGTGGGAACAAGAGAAAAACCAATTTATAATATAACTTGTGAAACTTTAAGTTATGGAAATGGTACAACTTATCAAGATTGTACCAGATCTATTAAAGGATATGAAACAATTGATATAACAGAATGGGAAGATTTAGATACTTCTGAACCTCTTTCGAAAGGAAATCATACTATAAGAATTGTAACAGATGTTTTTCCAAGAGATCATATGGAATTTATTCCAACTTGGTTTGGGGTTAGAATGCCTGAATATGCTGAATGGACAGCAGGACTTAATGAAGAAATAGTTTTCTATTATAACTTTGAACAAGGAGCTGGAAGTGCGATACCAGATGTAACAGGAAATTTACCAAATGCAACTTTATTTAATATGGAAGATAGTGATTGGACACTAGGAAAAATTGGAAATGGTTTGAATTTTAGTGGGGGAGATGAATCAGCAAACACAACGTATAGAACTAGTTATTCAACTTCAGATAATTTTTCTATTAGTTTTTGGTATAATACAAATGAAAGTGTTCAAGCTTCCAGGGAATTTTTTGGAACATTAGGTGGAGATGGAAGTGCTATTGGTCTTGATTATTCACCTGGATTAATTGCAAGATTTCGTTTCAGAGATGGTGGAACTGGAGATCTTAATCTTGCAGAAACAAGTATTTTCAATGATGGAGATTGGCATATGCACACAATAGTTAGAGATACTGCTGCAGATACTTATGAAATTTTCTTTGATGGGGTAAGTGAAGCAAGTGCAGCTGATCCAGCAGTAGTAAATATTAATTTTAATGATGCAGCTTTCTTCTTATCTGCAAGAGGAACAGTAGGAGCACCAACGACAATAACTCGAGGAGAATTTGATGAATTTGGTTGGTGGAACAGAAGTTTAAATCAGTCTGAAATTACACAATTATTTAATGGTGGTGATGGAATAACTTTCATTTCTGATTTTCCACCTGTTGTTAATGTAACTGTTCCATTAAATATAACTTTCAATACAACTCAAACTCAATTGAATTTTACAGTAGTAAGTGCTGGTGGTGGTTTTGACAGATGTTTCTTTTCAACAGATGGGGGAGTTACAAATTCAACTGATAATGATTGTACATCAAACTTCACAACAACTTCTGTAGAAGGGGCAAATACATGGACAGTATTTTCTAACACTACAGGAGGAGCTGTTGGACAAGACAGTGTAACATTTACAGTAAATAGTACAATACAAGTTGATTTATTTACTCCTGCAAATGATTCAAATTTTTTATCCCCTAACATTGATTTTAATTGTCAAGCAACAGATAGTCTTTCTTTAGAAAATTTAACCTTGCTTATAGATGGAATTGAAAACTTTACAAATTCATCCACAGGATCTACTTTAATAAATTTAACAACAACCGTAATAGGAGTTAGTTTAGGACAACATACTTGGACTTGTAGAGCTTTTGATAGTGATAATTTTAATGCCTCTGCTGCAGAAAGAATTTTTGAAATAAAGAAATTTGATGAAAATAGTCAAACATTTAATGCATTTACTTTTGAAACAAAGGATGAGGAATTTACATTAAATATAACAACTGATCCAAGTAGTACTCCAAGTGCTGCTAATTTAATTTATAATGGAACAGATAAAGGAGGTGGAACAATAACAAGTTTAGGAAATAACAACTTTAATATATCTCAAACAATAGATATTCCTACAGGTTCTGGAAATAATACTTGGCTCTTTAATATAACAATTGAGGGTATATTAGGAAGTTCACAAACTAATCAACAAAGCGTAGCCTTAATAAATTTGACATTTTGCCAAGCAGCTCCACAAGATGTTGCTTATATAAATTTTAGTTTTATAAATGAAACTATTAATCAAGAAGATGTTACAGCATTTATAGATACATCTTGGTCATATTTCATTGGAGCAGGATCTGTAAAAAAAGATTTGATCTTTGCAAATACAACTGAAGCTTTTAGCTATTCTTTCTGTTTTAATCCTCCAAATCAAACAATAACAGGTGAAGTAAATTTAACTTACAATAATGCTCAAAGTCAACAAAGAATATTCTCTTCAATTTTCACAGTATTGACAAATTTAACAACACAACAAAATCTTTTCTTACTTCCAACACAGCTTGGATTATTTGCTCAATTTAGAACACAAGATACACTTGGAAATACATTAGTAAATGTTTTGGCATCAATAACAAGAACATTGGGGGGTATTACAATTAGTGTTACCTCAGATACCACAGATGGATCAGGAGTAGTTGTATTCTTCTTAAATCCTGATGTAACATATACTGGAGAGTTTAGTTTAATTGGTTTTGTAACAAATACTTTTAGTTTTGTTCCTGTTACAGATCTAAGAACGGTTGTACTGGGTTCTACAGCAACAATAGTAGTAAACGGTACCACAATTGGTTTAGGAACAGAATTTGAAATCCAACCAAACAATGATAGTCTTAATAATAATACTCTTACAACCTTTAGTTTTAATGTTACAGGAGGAACAGGAATAACATTAATAAGTATGAATATAACTAATGGAACAAATCAACTTAGTTTTGTTAGTAATGCTGGGGTTGGATTTATTTCAGGTATTGTAGACACAGGAAATAATACTCAATTATTTGGAGAGTTTATAATCCAAACAGCCAATGAAACAATAACTGTGCAAAGAATTTGGATTATTGGTCCAACATTTATTGGAGACTATTCCTTATTCAGACAATTAACCTTATTTAATGAATATGGATTTAAAGATATTTTTAGATTTTTAATTGTGTTGGGAATAATAGTTGCTCTTTTAATATTTTTATCTGGTGAAAATCAATTAGAAGATGAAATTAAAATGCTTGTAATGTTATTATTGATCTGGGGTTTCAGTATAGTTGGTTGGTTAGACACAGGAATAGTAGTTAGTTCTACATCGGATAAAATTAATAATCTAACACAATTTAGTAGTCAGTTTGGGATAGCCATATTAACAACTGTTGCGGCATCATACTTCATATTAAGGAGGGTATTAAGAATAATATAAAATGGGAAAACTAATACAATTTGTAGCAATTTTAGTGTTCATAGATATACTTTTTATAATTACTGGACAAAATGTATTGAATAGCCCAAGCTCTGCAATAATTAATGCATTGCTGGATCCCGCCAATATTCAATCAAGTCAACTGTGGGTATTAATTATAACTGGAGGTATTGCAACTTTAGCGATAGTTGGTTCTGTTATACTTGGAATTGTTACAAGAAATGTTGAGTTTTTCTTCTTCGTAACATTTGCTTTAGGATTTGCTACACTAGTTGGAGATTTTGTTGCAATATTTTTATACTTAGCATCCTTTAATGTTTTAATCGCCACAATAACCATTGGTCCATTAATGATTTTATTCCTAATGACCGTATTAGAATGGTTAAGAGGTAAAGATTAAAATGGTAGGCTGTGATTTATTAGATTTAAAGTGTATCTTTGTAAGTGAACTAGTTGGAAGTGTAACACTAGCAGTAGTCCTAGCTGCCATGTTATTTTTTATATTTGCATCAAGAGTTAAAATAGGTTTTAGAACAACTATTGTTATTTCAATTCCTATACTTTTATTGTTTGGATTAGCAATAGGAAGTTTCTCTGCACTTTATGGTTTCTTAACATTATTCATAGGAGTAATTATTGCGGTAATTTTCCAGAAGATGGTGGGAAATAAATAAAAGGTTTTAAATAATATCTTTACTAGTAAACAATGAGGAGTATATAAAAAAAGAAAAATATGGGATCAGGAAAACCAGACATGATGAAAATCCTTATGATCTTTATAGGTCTTATAATTGCTATTGTTCTACTTCAAAGCGTTGCGGATCAGGTTTTTAATACTACAACAACTTTAACTTCAACAAATGAGACAATAACAACACCTGCTAATGGAACAACCGCTTCAATTGCAGGAAGAACTTTAATTGGAACAGCAACTGTTACAAACGGATCAACTCCAGTTGCTTCAACTAATGTTACGGTTGCCACTGCACTTGTTAGTGGTGCAGAAACAATAACAGTAACAGTTAACAATGTAAGTTTTGCAAATTTGGCTCTTAACTTCAGTTATGATTTCGAACCAGATGGTTTCTTACAATCATCTTCTTCAAGAGCGATTATAGTATTAGTAACATTATTCGGTGCATTGGCTGCATTGATTTTTGTTGTAGCACTTGTATTTAGTATGTTAAAAGACGCTGGATTTGTTGGAGGAAGGAAGAAGTGAACTTCTGGCAGAGTTTCAAAGACGAACTAGAAAGCAAAAGACAGAGAAAGAAAGATGATCAAGAAATAATGGATAAAGCAAGGTTTGATGCTGAAGTTCAAAGAAAGATCATCTATGAAGAAGAAGTCAGAAAATATACCTTAAAATTGGCAATAGATGGTGCCAAAAGACAAGCAGCAGAAAATTCAGGTATGAAAAAACACCAAGCCGAAAATAGATTAAGAAATCTTGAAAAAAGTGGAGGACAACCTGCCCAAGGTTTCTTATCGAAATTGTCAGAGTATACAACAAGAAACATGGCAAAAACAGAAGAAAGAAAACAAAGACAAGCAGAGAAAATGAAAAACGTTCAAGGAATGAAAAATCAACCTGTTCAACCTTTACAAAGAAAACCATTCTCCCCAACCTTTACAAAATTATAAAATGGTATTAAAATCATATAGATTAAAAGACAAGCAGAAACCAGCAATGTTTAAAAAGAAAAAAAATAATAAGAGGAGGTCTAAAAAATAAAATGGTAAATGATAAATTAACAAATTTAAGAACATTAATTCACAGAGATAAAGAAGGAAATACAGTTTTTTTAGAAGCTGGTAAGCAACTAGCTGTAAGAGACAAAACAGGAGAAATTGCTGAACCTAAAGATGTTAGAAGAGTTTTAAGTAGACCAAAAGTCAAAGCAGCTATCCAAAAAAGATTAGGTGGTTTACCAATTAAATTCAAATTTTTGAAAGAAGGAGATCCTGGAAAGCCAAAAAAAGCTTTGGAAAGGAGAATCTAAAAAAATGACATTAAAATTCAGTCCGTTTTTTAAAGCGAAGAAAAGGTCTAAAAAGAAAAGAAAGATTGGTTTATTAACTGGAGCTGCGACTGCTTTAATTGGCCTTGCTTTATTTACTGAAACGGCTGCTGCTCTTAGGAGAATATAATGGTAAAAAGATTAACAGGAAAAGAAGAAAGAAAATTATTAAGAAAAGTTAGGGAAAAATTAGAAAAAGAAAGGAAGAAAATAGAAGAAGAAAAGAAGAAGAAAAGTGAAAAAGTCAGGAAAAGAAGAGAAGATGTTTTTAAAACATTCTTTAAAAAAGCATTAGCTTCCAAAAAAATGACTAAATTTACGCTTCCAAAATTTGGGGCTGAAGAACAAAAAGTATTAATGAAAAGAAGAGAGACTACAGCCAAGAAAATATTGGCAAGTAGGTTTACTTCACCAATACAAAAACAAATGGCTAGGAGATTATTAGGAACTTAAAATGTTAAGCGTATGGAGAAACCTACCTTTGATTAAGAAAAAGAAAACTATGAAAGATTCAAAACTAAAGTTCAATTTTAAGTTTAAAAAATTTAAAAAGGAAAAATGACTGGAAATAATAATAAGAAAAAACCTCTTTTCGCGACTTTTTTGCCACGAAGAAGTACGAAGAAAAAAAGGAAAGGGAGGAAAAAATAAGATGGTATTTAGCAAAACTGTAAAGTCTAAAGTAAAGAAAGAAGTTAAAGAGCTAAGGAAGATTTTAAAGAAAGGAGACATAACTAGGTC